GTGCAATCTTCGTGGTTTTGGAGCTTCACCTTGATCTTAGGGGACTAGGGGAGTCTGGGTCTCTCTTTGAAACGTTGCAAAACATCAGATGTGATGCAAGAAGAGGAGAGAGAATCTTGGGCAATCTCACTAACGCCACACCAGAGAGTGGTGGGGTTGTTGACCTTGAAAGTTTGCTCACTGTGTGTGATGCGTTCATTGCTGGTCAAGTATTGGCCTGATACTAGAGTTTCGTACTTGTGTTCAAGGCCGATAGTTGGAGTGAGAGTGGTGGCCTGCTAGATGTCATCAAAGAGTCTCACAGACATGTTTGGGACATTCTGGAACAGTCCAGACTGGATGTAGAGGCGGAAACATAGACGGACGTAGTCTATAGAAGCTTTGAAGGGTATGGATACAGTGCTTCTAACTCCAAAATCACCAGTAGATCCTCTAAGGAGGAGTGTGGTGGATGTGTTGAGTTGGGGTTTCCGGTCTGTGTGAAAATCTTAGAGGAGGACGAGGGTGTTATCCATGTCAGGCTTAAAAGTTCTAGTAGCTTGATAATGGGTGTCAAACTCGATGAGAAATTCCACAGTTAGATAGGCACTGAAGACTATCGCAAGAGAGGCCCAGGGCTTGTCTTCGAGAAAGAAGAGATCGTAGACATAGCTGCCGGACCACCTGAATGCACAAACGATAATCATAAGTAAGGCATATGCAGTTAGGTGGCGGAGTCTGTTCTCGTGTTTTCCGGCTGGGAAGAGAAAGCCATGTTTGTCCTTGAAGGCAGGCATACTTTGGAGTGAGTGGGAGCAGAGGTCCGAGATGTAAAGTCTCTACCATCTGTCACTCAACTGATTAAATGCATACTCTCTAAAAGCAGAGGACTCATGATAATTCTTAGTCACCATGGACACTTTACTAGTAATCCATGTGGCCTACAGGGAGCCTTTGGGTGGTTTGGTTATGGTCTAGGGTGGGACGTAGAATTTGAGGTCTGAATAGTCACGCTTGTCATAGAATATGGACAACCAACCTGTGCGGAGAAAGACTGTAGAAGCGAGTTCTGCAATCTACACATTCTTGTGGCTGTACTCACATCCATTTGTGAGAGCGAGCATAGAGATATCCTGCTAGGGGGTTAGGACATAAGAGCCTTCAGAGAAAGGGAGCCTGTAAGAACCTGGAACATTGTGGAATTGCAGCCCTACAGTGTAGACAAGTCCATAATTAAAACTTGTGAAACTGTGTGAGGGGAAGTAATAGTGACAATCCGTCATGATCAGGTGTCTGTGCTCTTCTCTGTACTCAGGTGGTGGGGAGGAGGTAAACTCTTCAAGAGTGTCTTGGAGGAGATAGAAGATTGGCATTCCTGGTCTCCAAGCCTCAGCGACCTCACGCTCATACTGATCGATTTAAGATTCGAAGTAGGTGCGGTCTCGGACATCGAGGGGGGGACGAAGGAAAAATACTCTGACATCAGGAATCTCGCGTCTGGAGATTTTGCAGGTTCTGTTGACGTTACCTCTGTAAAAGGTGTCAAGGAAAACCTGGTTTTTGTCAGGATTGTCTGATCTTCGTGCGGCGCGAACCGCATGATCCCATGCAGCAAGTTCTTCGTCACGGAGGAGCTTCTTGGCAGCGTAATCCTCGGCCTTGGGGTTCAGCTCGGGGTAGTATGCATTGAAGGTCTTGGAGAAGAGGTTGGTGTACTGTCTCCTTCGCTGAATGAATTTGGCTCCGACATCGACTATGTTGCCCTCTCCAGTGTAGTGAACAGTGGAAGAGAGCTCGGATAGTGCTCGGCACTGCATTATGTCAGCGAGGTACCTGAGGTTGGGATGTCCACTGTGTGAGGAGCAGTGGCTGTCAGCTCGAGCAAGGTATTCATCACCCAAATAATGCTTGATGATACGTCTTGCGTCGGGGGAAAGAGTTGAAGTAGGGAAGGCCTGAATGGAGCTAGGTTTGGAAGGTTGGTGGTCGTAAACAAACTTGGGCTGGTGCTGGCCAGACTTATTAGATTTGTTAGTGCCAAGAACCAGGTTGCTATGCATTGATACGACTGTTTCAGTCTTCAAATCTGACACAGCGACGTTATCAACTTCTTTGAGTTCGATTCCACTAGACGTAATGGTGATACGAGACTCAATCGGAGTGAAATAGGCGTGTGCGCAAAGGGCAAGAGCAAAACCTATAGCCACACTATACAGAACTGTCGTCGTCTTGTAATCAACGATAACAATATCAATGAAAAGATTAAAAACATTCATAAACGTTATAAGGTCTTTCAATGAGGCTGCTGTCATGATCAGAGTGACGGCTACGAGTGTAGCAAGTGCGTGGGCCTTATTTGGGTTAGTGGGGTAGAGAGAAGAGGGGACTTATATATTTTCAATGCCGCACCACACTCCAGCGCTCTCTGGCTAGAGCTTGTAAGTGGGGACTGTCTTCTCTTGGTCAGGGACATGGTACTGGGAAGTCTTCTTGACAAGCAGTGACATCATGTAATGTTGGGTCCTGGACTCAATAGGAGGAGTGGTCTCACTCCTAATGTAGTGACGAGCCTCAAGGCAGCAGGGTCCTCCCTCTTTCATTGCTAGCACGTACGCTGAAACCATGGAATCGGAATCAGCATACATTGGCAAGCCTAGAGTGGATTTCTCAACCGCATGTCTAAGACTGTAGTAGATGCGGGACTTCTGCTTGGAAGGATTGGAGGCTGCAGACCTTTTCTTGTAGGCCTTTTTGTTCAAACTCTTAGCCAGGACGGTTTAAGGTTTGTTGATGAGGGTGATGGGGGGGGCGGTCGTGGGACTGACAACAACGTCAGTGAAAGCTTACAAGACCTAGGAGTAGGTAAAGCTGGTCTTGTGCTTTTTGGATGTGGCAAGAACCACATGACCACATTGACCAGAACCTCTGATCTTCAAGATGCACGGGTAGAGGGGCCTTCCATCACCAAACTGCTTGTGGTGCAGCTGGTTGTCCTTGAGTTGAGCAACTTTTTCAAGGAATTCGTCAAAGTCTAATACCGCTAAACGAAGTCGTTGGCAGATTTGTATGAGCTAGTCATTTGTCACACCCTGTAGGTCACCAACAGAAGTACTGTGGTGAGCCGATAGGTTCAGGATGGCATTGATGTCGCACATGTCTTACTCCTTATTGCCGGACGAACGGGCAGCAATAAGTGCAGATGAGATGAAACAATGTCCTCTCAGGTTTCCCGCCTCTACGAAGTTGCGTGGCAACTCCGTACTACAGAGGGTTACGTTGCTGGAAACCTTGACTGCGCCTTTCTGTTCTGGTAGGAACTTAGTGTAATCAAACGTAAAATGTTCGATTTCGTTCTTGTGGGCGGAGTCGGTGGAGAAGACAGTTTTGGGAGTCTGTGGTCTGGATAGAATATCCAGGAAACTTGAAACTGGTTTCACCATT